GATGTAGCAGCACCAACAGAACCAGTAACCCAAGACTTCATTCTTCGGTCATCAGTTTGTGAAGCTCTAAATCTTACATGTAAGAAAGGACGTTTCATATTTCTACCTAGCATTTGATCATAAACAGAAGATACACCAGCTGGGATAACAACCCCTCTAATAGCGTTAACAGTATCTCTTGAGTTTATACCACCTCTAGTAGCTTTGTCATTTAAGTATCTAAAGTCAGACTTGTAGAAGTCATAAGAACCTCTTCTGAAACCAGAGAAACCTAAATTTAATGCCATATCTTCAGAGTTATCAAATACTCCGTAAGAAGTACCACCAGCTCCATAAGAGTTCATAGAAGCTAACATATCGTCAATAGCTAAAGATGTAGCTCTATTAACAAATAACATGTTTTCTTCAATAGCACCTTGTGAATCAAACTCAGCAAGTATTGCATCAAACTCAGCTAAATCAGTAGCAGCGTTAACACCAGTTACACCAGTAGTAATGTTACCTCTTTCTTCAATAGCATCAAATAAACCTTGAGTACCATAGTTATCAGTTGAAGTATCACCTAAATACGCGTCAACAGTAGACTGATCAGAGTCACCTTTGATAGCCTCAAGCATAGTCATTTCTAAGTAATCAACAAAACGAGCTCTAGTATCAGCTTCAGCTTTTAAATACCATAAGTAACCAGCTGCACCCATTTCGCTAGCTATTTCAACCCAACCAACTCTAGAAGCATCAGATCCTGAAACTTCATAAAAGTCTTTCATAATGATCGGCTTGTTGCTAAACGAAACAAACTGTGGTTCATTAGACTGACGGTTTGTAGAGTTTTGATAGTTATCACCTTTTCTAAATTCAGAACCAATAACTAATAATGTTGCTGAGTCACCAGAACCAGTTGCCAAACCTGCGTTTGTACCAGTTGCAGTAGCATTACCAGCGTCATATAAAGCTACAGCTACTTGATCGTTAGATATTTCAGTTACTAAACCTTTAACAGTAGCGTTTGCGTCAGCTACTAATACCATATCGTTAACTCTAACACCGTGATCAATAGATGAACCACCACCACTAGCATCGTTACCATCAATATCAGTATCGATTTCAAAAGTAAAACCATTGTTAGAACCAGTAATCTGGTTATCACCGTTAGCGATGTGACCTTTATAAGAAAGGTGTAATCTACCTTGCTCAGACCATACAACTTGATCAGCTGTCATAGCCTCTTCAGCTCCAACTTGAGCTAAGAAACCTGAAATAGTTCTTGGTCCGAACACTTCAGCTTCTTTCTCCATTAGATCTGGTAAATATTGTTGCGCCCAGCCTTGTCCAGCCGTAGACGCTAAATCTAGATAATTGCTTTGTAGTGCCTGTCTCGTAGGAGCAGGTACACTATTTAAATTATCTCCTGCAGTAATTGCCATAATTTTTAATTTTTAATTGTTAATTTTTGTTTTTGTTTCTAATTTTAAACTTAAAATCAGAAGAACTTTCACCAATAATTCTAGCTTTAATTCCATCAACTTTTATTTCATTATGAGCTTGTCTTGGGCTCATGTCAATATTTTTTGATTTATTAATACTATCTTTCATTGCATCTGCCTTACCTTGTTCGTAAAAATGTTTTGCAATAGCATCTGCGTTCATTGCTGTATAAAGAGATTTATGATAACCCATAGCATCTTTTAAAGCCATTTTTTTGTCCAAAAACTTTTTGGTAAAATTGTTTAAATCGCTTTGTGTATTTTTAACCTCTTCAACATTTTTAACATTAAACCTGTAATTTTTATCACCGACATTGTATTCAAAACCTTTGAACTCATCGTTAAAAACTTTATTAGTTTTTTGTGTAAAAATTTCAGAGTTTTGTTTAACAGCTTTTTGATTTGCTTCTGACTCCTTGTTATATCTATTAAAAAAATTAACAGCTTTTTGTTGTTCAGGCGTAAGCCTTGAACCAGCTTTAATTTCTTCATAGTATTTGGACTTTTGCCCGTCCAAGTGGCTTCTAGCGCTGGCAACTTGCTCTTTAAACGCTAATTGTTTTCTTTTTATATCTATTTCTTCGTCTTGCTCTTCATCGTAAGAAAATTGATCTTGTAATAAAAAATTTATTTCTTCTAAGTTTAAGTGTGGTTTAGTTTGTTTATAGTATTCAAAAACTAATTCAGAATCATCAAACTTACTATAATCTTGATTTAACTTTACATAGTCGTTTAAATCACCACCAGTTTCTTCTATAAAATTTACAAGTTTTTGTACAGACTCTGGTAGTTTGTTTTCAACTTCTGTAGGTTTTTCTTTTACTATCTCATCTTCAATTAAATCTTCTTCAACAGTTTCTTTATTTTTTTCTTCTTTTATTTCCTCTAGTACTGGCTCATCTTCTTGTGTTTCTGCTTGCGGTTGTACTTCTTCTTGTTTTTGTACGGGCTCGGAGTCTTCAGACTCTGTAACCACTCTGTTGTCGTCAACTGTATTTTCTGTAGTTTTTTCTTTGGTTTCATTTTGTTCTTGGTTGTCTAGTTTAACAATAAAATCTCCGTGTTCGTTTACTTCTGGTTTGTTAGTTTCTTCGGTTTGTTTATTTGTTTCTTGTGTAGTTTCTTCAACTACGTTTTCATTTTTTTCTTCCATAATATAATATAATAATAATTAATAAATTTATCTAGGCTCAAATGGTCCTAAATCAAAACCACCTCCTAATATATCATTACCTGCAGACTCAAACTTTTTAGGTGGTTTACCTGTTGTTCTTTGATCTATAAGTTCTGATTGTTGTGAAGCTTGTATTCTAGTTCTTTCATCTTTTCTATTTTCTTTTTCTTGTTCTCTATTTTTCATACCTTCAACTTCCATGCCTTTTAACTGCATGTTATATTGAAACTCTAAAGCCATTAAATCTTTTTTATGAGCAACTTCTTGTTTCATTTTTTGAGATTCTAAGTCAGCTTTAACTTGTTCTAATTCAGCTTGAGCTTGTGTTATAGCTTGGTTTTTTTGTAACTCAGTTGCAGCTGCAGCTTGTGCAGACTGTTGATTTGCTTGTGATTGTAATTGTATATTACGCTCTTGCATAGCTTGATCTCTTTCTAATTTCTTTTTTCTACGTAATTTTAAAAGTTGATTAGCTAGTTTTACGTTTTTAATTTCTCTAATATCAATAGCATCAGCTAGCTCTATAATTTGTTGTTGTAATGCCATTTGTATATTATTCTCTAACAATAATCTTTCTTCTTCATCAGGTTGTAAATTAATAAATATACCAAAATCATAAAGGTGAAGCTCAGATAATTCTTTTAGTACTGCAGAGTTATGAACGCCTATAGACTCTATGAAAGCGTCTCTTGTTGGTGAATACTCTATAATATCAGATATTCTAAGAGATAAGCACTCTGCTACTTCTGCTGTTAAATATAATCCTGATTGTAATATGTGTCTTGTAGCTGTATTACTATTAGCAGCAGCTAGTTTCTGCACACCAACTAAAGCGTTTTTATCTGGAGTACTACCATCTCTAGCTTCATTTAAACCGGTTACGTCTCTAATCATTTGCAGATAATAGTTATAATTACTTATCAACGCTTGCATTTTATTACCACCGCTACCACTAGTTATTTCTTGTATCGGTATTTTACCAGGATTTATATCACCGTCTTGCGTAAAAGATCTACCAATAACACTACCTGTTTGGAAGAACATGTTTAAAGCTTCTTGAGGATTATAGTTTGTACCATTACCTAAATCTATTTCAGCTAAACCGTCAGCATCTAAATAAACACCGTCTGGTATCATACGAGCCATAACCTGTTGTAGCTTTAAATGTGTTAGTTGTATCATATCTGCAAAACCAGTTATTCTACTAACTAAGCTTTCAATTTTACCGTTATACATACGAGGTGCAACAATAGCGTAGTTCATTTTAACTTTATTAAAATTGCTTTTAGGTCTAACCATATTTTTAGCTATACCCCAACTTAAAAGCTTATCACTACCTAGTATTAAAGCACCATCATACAAACACTCTATAGATCTTAACATTTTACTGTAACCACCTTGCATATTTTCTGGTGGATTAAAGCTATCATCTTTTGCTATTATTTTTTCTGCGCCTGTACCAGTTTCTTTAACTTTATAAACTTCATTCATATATGTTTTATAATTAAAATATAAAACCTGAACAGTGTTGTTATCTTCTTTTCTTGCTGAATATGATGAGTTGTAATTAGATCTATTATAACTTTTGTTTTTCATTATATCTTCAAGATCAGACTCTGTAAGATGTGGAAATTGTTTTGCTAGTTCATTTACTGGTATAGATTTTACTTCACCAACGTAATATATATCATCAAAATATGGTGAGTCAGTATAAGAGTAAACTAAGTTTGCAGGATCAACATAATCTACAACAACTCCTTCAGAAGTATTAAAACTTGTTTTAACAGCACCTATACCTAAAACAGTTAAATCATAATAAAACTGTTTTTTAATTAACTCATACCTACTACCTTCTAGTAAGGTGTTTATAGCTTGTTCTTCTGCTAATTCTATACTTTGCTTGTATGTTAACTGCATGTGAAGCTCTAGCTCTTCATTTGTTTCAGGCAGTTCTTCTATATCGCTTTTTGTTATATCTAACTGTAAAGAGTCTTGTACCGCGTTATTAAAATCTTTCAATCTCATATCGCTAATTATATTTTCCATGTACTCTGTACGTTTAGCTACTCCCTTTGGATCTTGTGAATAAGCTTTTATATCATAAGTTCTTTCAGAAATACCATTTACAACAATGTCAACAAACTTAGGTATAATAGGTACTGGTTTCCAGTCTAAGTTTAAGTAGCTTAAGTCACCATTTATAGATAACTCATCTTTATATTTTTGTATTGATTGTTCTCCTCTAGCGTACAAGCGAAGGTTATGAAAGTTGTTATGATTAGTTCTAAATCTATTAGAACTTTTATCAGTGTTGAACCACTCTATTTCTATAGCTTTAGCAACTTTTAAACCATAATCATAACTAAGCTTTTCAGCGTCGCTTACGGTTTGACTAGGAAAATAACTTTTAATGCCAGACTCTGCCATATTTATTTTTTAATTATTTGCGATATATTTCCTGTATTTTTATATTTAGAAATATGTATGTTTAATTTTGGTTTTTCTATTTTTGCGTTTGGTGCGTATAAATGCCTGTTGTTAGCCATTATAGCTAAACCACTACTTATAGTAGCATCAAACTTTGTTCTTTTTGTTATATCAAACCTTGCCCAATCGTTTAACAAAGTATTAAAATATAAACTTCCAAAAGTACCATCTTGTTTAGATCCAACATGGTTTTGTATATACATTTCAATAGCAGCAGCGTGAGCTTGTTTAATATCTTCACTTGTGTTAGGTATACCACCTATTTCTTTTTCTGTTACAGATAATTTATTCCATATTTTATCTGGTCTATTCATACTATAACCTCTATAACCTCTACGTCTTAAATAGTATAATAATCTAGGTTTATTATTTTCTGCTAACATTGGCATACTGTAAAACACACAAGCCATTAATACGTCTTCAAAAAACGTTTCAGCTGTTTGTGGTCTTGATAAATATTCTAAAAAAAACTGATTAGCTGGTGCGTCTTCCATACTAAACTTTGTTAAACCGTGTAATGCACCTTTAGAACCTTTACCATCAACAGTACCTGATATATCATACGAGTCACAACCAAAAGCACCCATATGTTCATTAGCAGGATATTTAATTCCATTTTTTAAAACTATTTTGTTTTGCAAATGTGCTGGTGGTATCCAACTAATTTTAAACCTACCTTTTGGATCTGGATAAAATATAACTTGTGAATCTTTTATTCCGTTTACCCACTGAAAATTACCTTGAGTAATTCCAAGCGTGCTATACATCTCTTCGTTATAATCTATCTGCTCGTATATTTTAATCAAATTAAATATACTGTTTTTAGCTTCATCTCTAAACGCATGCTCTTCAGTTCTAGGAAACTGACGATAAAATTCGTTTAAAGCATCTTGATCGTCTTTTAAACCTTCAGCTTCATTATTCCAATGATCTATTATACCATAATCTATTAATTCACCATCTGGTCCGAAGACATCATTATCTGGGTTATTAAATATTGGTTGTCCATACTCATCAATAAATCCTTCGTAGTTCCATTCCATTGGGATAAAAAGAGAATATAAACCAGACTTTGTTTGTCCATTTCTGTTCCTTTTAGTGACGTTAGAATCATTATATAATTTTTTAAAGTTATCACCACCTTTATCTAAAGCATTTGAAGTACTACCCATCATACACTTACCAACAATCCTAGCACCTAGCCTTAAACAAGTTTTTGTAACACGCCAGTTGTTTAATATATTATCAGGTCTTTCCCACTTACCACTTTCATCGTGTACTAGCAAGTTTAATTTTTCACCGTCATAACTATTATCACCTGTGTTTTTCCAGTCAATAGTTGTATCTAATCCTTCAAGCTCTTCAACTTTTTCGTTAGCAGTTATTTTTTTACGAGTAAATTTACTTGCTGGTACTCTATATGCTAACTCTGTTTTAGGACGGTCCATACCGTCTTGTATTGGTTTAAAGAAAAACGGGTAGTTAATACTAATAGGCACTACTTTGTCTGTAAACATTTTTTTAGCATCAGCACCTGTTTTAGATAGTATACCATATCTACTATCACTTGAAATTGTAGCTAAATTAACTGTTTCAGCTGAAGACATAAAAGAAAAACCACTACGTCTGTTTTTAAGGTAACACATACCATAACATCGTTTATCTGCTTTACAAGCTTCCCAAAATATATAAAATATTCTGTTTGCTTCTCTGTAGTCTGGTGCACCTACATCTATTTTACTCCACTGTAAATACATGTAGTGTGTACCTGTTATGTATGTTGGTTTACCATTGTTTACAAACCAAAAGCCTTCTTCTCTACGTTTAAACTCTTCGTCTATATAGTCATACCACTTTTCTTTTTGATCTTCTGGATGAGCTCTCCAATCAAATATGTTTTTAAGTTTACTTAACTCTTTTGGTTGTTCTTGTTTTACCCACTTGTTTAGCTTGTGTGCTTGCAGTTGCACTGGTCGTTTTGGCAACGCAATACGCAAATTTTGTATTTCAAGTATTTCACCAATTTGTCCAGTTTTTGAGATAACAATAATATCGTTTTCTTTATTATATCCATATTTCCATTTTTTAGATTTATTAAGTCTACTTATTGTAGTTTTTTTTATAGGTTCTATGACCTTAACTAAACTTTGCTCGTACATTACTTAGATCTACCTTCTGCGAATCCTTTAAAGATTTTTTTCTCTGTCTCTTTAGATGTTTTGCCCTCAAGCAAGTTTTTTTCTTCTTGGATTCTGTTAAGTATTTCAAATGCGTCAAATATAGCTAGTTTTTTAGTAGCTGCAGCATTTTTTAATCTATCAGCAGAAACATCATCATCTGTATTAGTAATAATCTTTTCTTTAGCTACATTGATAAGTTCTTCAACTGCTTTGTGCCCAGCTTGGATTATAAGTTTCTTCGTGTCCTTGATATTCATATTTAATTGTAATAAATTTTGTCATAACTCTATATAAGCGTTTACCTTCTATAACAAACTCATATTTAGAAAAAGGTGTAAATCCTACTAAATCTCCTTTATTAAAAGTACCATCAGTGTATTCTATAATACCAACAAGAGGTTGTTCTTGATCAACGTTAAATTTATTAAAACTTTTTATAGGTTTTACAAAACAATAACCAGGTACTGCTTTCCACTCCCAAAACTTTTTATATAAAAATATTTGTTCTTTTGATATTATATAAGTGTTTTCATCAAAATAACTTTTACTATTTTTTTCTACACCTTTAACATTATGCCATCTACGAAAAACATTATGATGCACTATAACATCATCACCTTTTTCTATACTTGTACTACCAACTATAGGCGCAGATATAACCGTTGCTTTACGATTAATATATTGGTGATTAAATATTTCAGTATTAAGTATTAATTCTTTATCACCAACCTTTTTAATATTGTTATATCTATTTCCTTTTGGTTTTACAACATAGTTGTAAACGCTTTTCATTAGTACTCTAAATTATATTCTACAGATACAGCCATGTTTTTATTAAAGTCTTTCCAAGGTAATACGTCTTTGTTTTTTTTAATATAAATAGAGTACTTATCTTCTTCTTCTAATATATTACAAATAGTATGACCACCGTAAACTTCTTGACCAACAGCATAATGCATTGCATCATTTTTATAATCTTTACCTACACTAATCTTTCTTATCAGCTTTGCCATTTTCTATTGGATAATTTATAGTACCGTCTTGTATGTTAATATCAAACGTACCGTATTCTTTTTCAAGTTCTATTTGTATTGCTTTTAAATCATCTCTTAAACCAGCTATACCGTGTAACAACTCGTGTTTTCTCAACTCTATAGAGCCTATTTCTAATTGAGCTCTATTTATATTGTTTACAGAATTTTGAACTTTTTCTAAATGTTCATCTGAAACTTTTTGTGGTTTTAAATCTACTAATTTTTCTTTTTTTGTTTTTGCCATTTTATTTTATTTAATTGTTAATATTTATTTTATTAATACGGGTTTGTTTGTCCTTCTATATAGTCAAACAATTGTTTTCTTTCGTCAGACGTTACAGCTCTTGTGTTGTAAATTATAACATCTTTAAGTACTCCACGCCATCCTTCACTATCGTCAGCTTGACAACCTATATTAGTTATAGTTATAGGTCCATCTGGTCTTGTGCCACCACCAGTCCATTCTACACCGGTTTCTGTAGTATAAGATCCACCTCTAATATAAAGATTTAAAGTACCTGTGCTACCATTAGATCTTGTTAATATTAACGTATAATAAGTATCTGTAGCTAAAGTACCAGATGGAGCTGTAAAGTTATTGTTTAGTAAATTATTAACTTTTAATCTTACTTTAGAGCTTGATTGTATTCTAAGAAACTCTTCATTAGATGAACCAAGAAATGCGTTTTTATCAAAATCTGTAGCTCTAAATCTTACTACTATTGTAAAATCAGTATTTCCATTTATAGTTACAGTACCATCAAGATTAAAATACTTTCCGCCATCTGGAAAATTACAACCACCAATATCAGCTGCATCTGTTTCCCATAGTGGTTTATCTGAGTAAGTTGTTTGTTCTGCATGTTTATTGTTGCCAGAAGCGTCGTTCCAAGCATTAATTCTATCTTCGTCAGCCATGTTTCCTGCAGCTGTAGAGTGACTATGACTAGCAGGAGAACTTACATTACCGTCTTGATCAGATGTTATACCAGTATTATAAGGTAGCCATAGAGCTAAACCTGCTAATTGACTAGGTATAAAACTATCGCCACTTGGATAGTGGTTAGCACATATACTATTACCTAAACCTAACATTATTGTCCAAAGTAACAGATTATACCATTATTATTTGCAGCGTTCATTGTTACTGAACTAAACCTACCATATATTGTTACTCCTTTAGGAAAAGTAACACTAGTGTCTATTACAACGCTATTGTTAGCTGTGTTTGCGGTAGCTCCTGTACCAAAATAAGTATCAGCGCCGTAAACTTGTTCTGGTACTAAAGCAGATAATGCTATGTCATCTAAAAATGTAATAGCTACTATAACCTTACCAGTTGGAGGTGTTAAAGCGCTAGATCCAGCTTGTAAGTGACCACTACCAAGTTGACCAAAGCCGTATGCTACTTCTGTTGAATTTTGTCCCATTATTTTTTTACTTTTTCTAGTGATCTACCGCCAAAGTAAGCACCAATCACTGTTATTAATACTAATTGTAATAAGTCTGTCCATTTGTCTTGTACTTGAAAGCTTATAGCGCCAGCATCAATAAATATTAATAATACTGTTGCTACAACTAAAAATACTAAAACTAATGGTCTTATGTTTTTACTAAGCCATGAATCACTGTTCATGTCAACTTTCCATCTCTCTGTTACTTGCTTTTGCATTTCTGCCTCGTAACCCATTATCATATCTTTTATTTTTCTTTCAGCATCTAATTTTTCTTCTGCTGACGTATGTAAGTTATCTATAACTCCACCTACATTTTTTATTAGTTCTCCAGCGCCTGCTGAAAATATTTTACTTAACATATTTAACTTAGTGTGTTTGTGTGATTACCGTTGTTAGCATCATCTTCCCATGGAAAACCATCATCACCAGCAGCTTTCCACTCTCCATCTACTAATATTGAATCAACACCGTTTATATCTTTTCTTTCATATCTATCTCCATTATACATGATGTGATCATCATCGTAAGACAGTTTACCTAAACGCATGTCAGTTGCATGTCTCATTTCATGTATTATAGTTTGTCTTTCTTCAAAGCTTCCTGGTTCTATTTGATCACTAATAAATATACTACCATCCATGTTAGCTTCTCCAAAAACACCTTCATCTAAAGGTTTTCTAATTATAGGAACACCAGGAACTGAAACGTTAGCATCGCCAGATTTTCTACCAAAAGTTAATTTAGTTTTAATCTCACCGTTTGTAGCATAAACACCTCTATTTGTACCTAGTTTAAATCCCATTATCTATCTATATCTTTTATCATATCATCTATAGCTTTATTGTAAACTTTATCTGTATATGATTTATTATTAAAAAATACACTACGTTCAGATGTAGGCATATCTTCTTCACCTAAAAGTATTCTGTATATTCTACTTATCATTTGACCACATTTAAAAGATGTTTTAAATATAGAATATTTTATAGTTGTTCTATTTCTATGTCTCCATACTTCTATCCAACCATCTCTTCGCAGTCTTTCCCAACGGTTTTTGTCCCATGAATATGTGTA